ACAAAACGCCATTCACAAGATTGGCACCGCGCGGCTTTCGTTCCGCATCCGATGATCCAAAACAAATCGTCTCATGGTTCGCCAAAAGACCGGATTTGAATATCGGCATCGCTTGCGCAATGAGCGGTCTTGTCGTGTACGACATTGACTTTCGCAATGGTGGGAGCATTGATGGTCTTGATCCGACTTTGATAGTGCAGACCGGCAACGGCTTTCATTACTACTACCAAGCACATGCCGGCTTTACTTATCCGGGCAAGCTTCGCAATGGCATTGATATCAAATTCAACGGTTATGTCGTAGCCGCGCCATCAATACATCCAAGCGGATACAAATATCAGCGAGTCTCGGATCTTATGCCGCAAAAGTTATCAGCATGACACCGGAGCAAGCACAAGCACTTCGCGCATCATTTGCTCCAGAATTGATTGAAAGCAAAACGATCGCCGGTCGTGCTATGTCATATCTAAACCATGCAATCGTCACCGATCGTCTTATTCAAGTCGATCCAAATTGGTCATGGGAGCCGATGGGATTAAATCTCAATGGCACTCCGATGATCGATGCCGTCGGTGGGATTTGGATTCGCCTAACCGTATGCGAGACCACTCGAATCGGGTATGGCGCATCGGATCCTCATCAAAAAGGCTCGGATGCAATAAAAAGCGCGATCTCCGATGCCATTAAAAATGCGGCGATGCGCTTTGGTGTAGCTCTTGACCTATGGGGATCCGAGCCGGTTGCGCTCGCCGAGCCAATGCGCTTGACGGTCGTACAAAATACCGATGTCGATCCTTGGCAAGATGCGCCAATTTCGGATCCGGATGATGAGCTCTTTCATCCCTCTTGCAAGCACGGCTTGATGAATTACAAGAGCGGCACCGCAAAGGCCACCGGCAAAAAATGGGAAGGTTATTTTTGCTCGTTGAATGACAAAGAATTGCAATGCAACCCAATCGGCATGAATGGTCAGCCATGGAAGCGATCATGACCGCCGGGATGCATGAGATTCAAGGTAGCGAGGAGCGATGTCCACAATGCTTCAAGCCGCTGGTCTTTGATATAGATATTCCACGCGATGAAGATGATATATATCGGATGCGTGTGGAATGCTGGGGATGCGGCTTTTGGAGCTTTAGATGACTCCATGTGAGCACGGCGAGCCAAGAGGTGAGCAAGCGTGCCCATTGTGCAGGTATAAGAGGCGATTGGAGACACCAAATGCGTATGTATCAGCATCCCACCCGCAGACTTCACGCGATGCCGTTAAAAAGGCGCGTATGACTTCGGGTAGCCGTCGAAAGACTATATTTGATCTCATTAAAAGACATCGCGAGATGGGCTTGTGCGATCACGAAATCATTGATCTCACCGGCTTATCACCTAACACGGCAAGACCTACCCGGATCTCATTGATGAAAGACGGCTTTGTGGTCAATTCCGGGCGCACTCGGAAAACTCCCGAAGGCAATGATGCGATCGTATGGATTGCCGATGCTTTTGTCCCTCGTACGGTTCAAGCCGTGCTAGGGTCGGAAGGGTCGGATTCGAGGAGTTAGAGACCTTCATCCGACAAGCTTGAGCCCGGTCATCCGTCAGCGTGGCCGGGCTCTTGCGTGTCGTATTGCCAAAACCTAAATCAATCCCTTACCTTTATGACACGCGAAAGCGTGGGGCAGAAACTTCGAATGACGGATGACGGTCAAAAGATCCGAGTCTTGCATTCTTACCAACATAAAAATTTTTTTATGGGGGTAGGGGGCATTGCTTGAAATCAAAATTCGGATCATTTTAATACTCCCTAAACGATTGAGAGATATCGTGAAAATCCTAAAAATACCAATGCTTTTGATGATAGCAATTTTATGCTTACCAATAGAACCGAAAGATTACGCAAGATCAAAGACCAATGAAAAAGACTTTCAATGTCTGGTCGAGCTCTGGAATAGAGAATCACGATGGAATCACAAAGCCATCTCAAGGACTAAGGACTATGGAATACCGCAAAGGCACATGCCAAATCACACAAATGCGCAACGCAAAGCATTCTTGCGCTCGCCGGAAAAGCAAATTGATTGGGGGTTGAATTACCTTCGTCACCGATATGCATCGGAATCGGATGCGAGTGGAATATGCTCCGGCCTAGCACATAGCCACCGGAAGGGCTGGTATTAAATGAACGAAAAAGACAAAGTCACAATTGGCATTTGTAGCCCGGGAGTAGTCTCAACCAATTTCATGACATCGATCTTGGATATAGCTAGATCACAAAAACAATTGGGTCAATTCATTTCATTGCAAGGCTCCGGAGTGATTTCACGATTACGAAATCAAGTAGCCGCGACTTTCTTAGATGCAACAAAAGACGATTGGCTTTTGATGATTGACACCGATGAGATGTTGAGCAAAGACAACTTTGCCAAGCTCTTACAAAGCGCGGATGCTAAATTGCGACCGATCGTAAGCGGTGTGGTATTTGGTGCATGGGAGACGGGTGAGATATATCCCGAGCCGGTGCCTTGTATCTTTAAGACAAATGACACGGGTGGATTGTTCCCGGTGCATGAGTATGAGAAAGATCGATTGATTGAGATTGATGCGGCTGGTACGGGTTGCCTATTGGTACACCGCAAAGTCCTTGAAAGATTCAGGCAAGATGCCAATGAGCATCAAGGAAAGATGTGGGGATTCTTTCAGGATATGCCGTTGAACGGTGAATGGATTGGTGAAGATATACTTTTTAGCTTACGCGCCAAGAGTTTTGGATATCGGATATTTGCGCACACCGGCGTATTGTTACCGCATGAAAGAAGATATTGGCTCAAAGATGTGCACCATGAAGATTTCAAGAGATTTGCCAAGGTGCCACACATGAGCGTGATGCCACAAGAAAAGGATGATCATGGCCACAAGTAAGCAAGTTACGATCACGACCACAAGCCAAAGCATTGTGAGCGTTGATGATGTGACTCAATATGTGACACTTCATGCCAAGCACAATGTCTTTCTAGGCAATGAAGGCGTGACCACAAGTAACGGATATCTCATGGATAACGGTGACAAAGTAAGTCTTGTCTTGAGTGCGGGAGAAGTATTATTTGGCGTAACCAATGCGGGTAGTGGTCTCTTGCATGTATTGATCACGGCTCAAAAGTAGTCAAGCTCATGGGATGGGTTGGAATGCATCAAGAGACTCCCGTGTGGGTATGCGATGCTTGCGGCAATGAGAGCGATTACGATTCCGGATGTGCGGTGCTAACCAATCGAAATGTCAGCTTCTTTTGCCGGATATGTATGGATCAAAACCGGCCAAGTCATCGATTTAAGCCAAAAGGTCATTGATATGTTCATTTTTTCCCAAAAGTTATCCACAGACATACGCCGGGCTCGCGCTTTTTCTCTCTCCCCCGCTTGTGGAAAAACCAAAAGAAAAAAACAAAAATGAAAAAGCTATTTGAGAAAAATGTGCATTCTCGAAAATACGATTCAAATTACAAAAAAATAAGAAAGGCAATACTCGCTTCTTCTCCGATGTGCCATTGGTGCCATTTAGCCTACGCAACCCAAATTGACCACGATCCACCAATAGCTTCATTTGCACATCCGGAGCAATGGAGCGGTAATCTTTGGCCATCATGTGCCAAATGTAACGCATCGAGAGGAGCAACCTATGGCAATCGCGCAAGGCGAACCCACAAAACTTCGCGCCATTGGTAGCGCAAAAAAACCGACTCGGAAAAGCGAGCGGCCGCATCGTCATTCCAAAGCGATGCTTGAATCCATCAAGGAGCATGGACATATTCAATCATCAATCAAGGAGTCTTTGCTAGGGCTTGCACGGGCATGGGATCAAATTGAAGCAACCGGCAAAGGCATGCATACCGTGCCATCGATAGCTCGAGAGATCCGTGCAACATGGGAGCAAGTTGGGGTGATCGAAGATGAGGATGATATATGGGAGAGCTTGAACTAGATCACCGAGCACATATTGCGCCGCGATGGGGAACCGATCGCGACCCGGCAAGTCAAACCGATGGCGAAGTCTTGCGTCGTGTTGCCCGATTGATGGGATTTGAGCTCTTTCCTTGGCAAGCTCATGTGGCCGATGTATCTCTTGAGAAGCAAGATGGCCGATATCGATATCGCACCGTATGCACGCAAGTAGGCCGCCAAAACGGAAAATCGAAATTGATCTCGGCTCGCATTGCAATGGAAGCAATGAAACCCGGGCACCATATTGCCTACACCGCACAAGATCGGAATATGGCAAGAGCCAAATGGGAAGAACATGTCGAGATCCTTGAATCCGCTCCAAGACTTCGCAAAAAGATCAAAAGAGTCTCCCGCGTCAATGGCTCCGAAAAAATCTTTTTTACAAATGGATCAAGCTACGGAATCATTACACCAAACGCATCCAAAGGCGGTCGCGGTACATCTTTGGATCTGGTCGTGATCGATGAAGCTTTGACTCACAAACTTGAATTGATCTCAGCTTTGCAACCTACTCTCGGCACAAAAGAAAATGGTCAATTGTGGATCGTCTCAAATGCCGGCCATCCGATTCAATCCGAGCTCTTGATGCATTACCGCAATCTAGGTCATGCACATTTGCAAGACCCATCTAGTGATCTTGCATGGTTCGAGTGGTCTCCATTGGTCGATGAATTTGATTACATGGATGAAGAAGTCTGGTATCAAGCAATTCCATCTTTGGATTTAGAATTTGGAGTCAAGATCCGAGCGGTGCGTGAAGCGGCAAATACCAATAGCCCGGAGATATTTACTCGAGAATGGTTGAATGTCTGGCCAGCTCGCGAAGCGGTGCAGGTAGTCTCACCCGATCTTTGGGATTCACTTGTGCGCACCGATATAACTATCGGCGAGCGCATGATGCTTTCGGTGGACATTTCGGTCGAAAGACATAAAGCCGCAATTGGTGCTTCGGCACTTGTGCGCGGATTGACTCCGGTTGAAGTAGTAGATGCAAGAGATGGCACTCAATGGCTTTTGCCGCGATTGATTGAGATAGCAAAAAAATGGAAAGCACCCGTGATCATAGATGGCGGCTCACCGGCCGGCTCTTTGATCGGAGAGCTTGAGAATGCTGGTATCAAAGTGATTACGGTATCAATGCGAGACTACGGCAAAGCGTGCGGATCATTTTATGATGCGGTCAATGCGCGAACCATTTGCCACCTTGATGATCCTCTTTTGCGTGCGGCAATAACCGAAGCAAGCAAAAGACCGCTTGGCGATGCGTGGGCTTGGAATCGTCGCAATGCATCAAATATCACTCCATTGGTTGCCGTGACACTTGCACGGT